ACATGTAGTGCATCAACTTTATTTATCAAGTCTGGCAAGGATTTTCCGCCATTGGCATAAGGCTGAATGGCATAAGTCATAGTGTCTATGTAAGCCTTGATTGGCTTCACAATGGCCCATTTAACTAGAATGCCCCCAAGGCTAAGGATGGCTATGAGAGCAGCTGCAATTTGTCCGGCAACAAGTATTTGTGTCATGAAATAGCCAACTTGATTTCGCGTGTAGTTACTGTGGCCTTGCCATTGGCTTTAAGCATCAAAGCAACTGGCTGGCCTTTCTTTGATTGAAACATCCATAAGTCTTTTACATAGGTAGTTCCACCTTTTTTAAGGCTGAATGTTTGGTAGCCAGTAGCATCATTAATGCCTTTGGGATCGCGTACCCACTTGATCGTAAGCTCTGATGCCCCACCGATTTTAGGTGTTTTAATATTTAGGTATGTAGCAAACAATGCACCTGTGTTTGAATCTGCATTTGGAATGACACTAAACAATCCATCTACTTCTAATGTAGTCCAGATTTCACCCTGTAGGGATTGTGTAGGTATGCGACTAGATGCATCAGATTTGCGGCTTATGTATTGGCTCATGCTTTGATCCATTTTTCTGGGTTACGGAACTTAACTGGATTCCATGTACGGCTGGCAAGGATCTGAAAGTGTAGGTGTGGACCAGTGGATCGGCCTGTGCTACCAGACACGCCCAGCAACTGCCCCTGACGGACTCTCTGACCTACTGCCACATTGACACTGTTTAGGTGGCAATAGCCAGCCCACAAGCCTGCTGTGCCATCCTCAAAGGCATCGTTGTCCACTATGACATGAATACCAAAAGCCCATCCCCAGCCTTTTTTGTAGATGTGTTTGCCAGCGTGTACAACTACCCCCGGCACAGCTGCTACAACTGGAGTGCCAATGGATGCCGCGTAGTCAATGCCCTTGTGGATTCCACCAGTGCGGTATTTAGCCCCGTAGGGAAATGAAACAATCCCTGACTTAATCGGTTTCATCTAAGTTGGCCCTGCCGTAATTGTCATATTCTGGATTTAACCAGTTAATAATGATCGGTAATGCAGACACTAGGCCAATGGTTAAGGCTGGATGAATGCCTAAAGTATCGGCGTTGATAAGTAGCCAGCCCAGCACACCTGCCCCAAACACCTTAATAAACGATGCAAGGGGACTATGTGCGAGCCAGACTAATGCGCTCATTTTTTGGCTTTAGGCTCTGGCTTTGGATCAGTGATGTTTGTGATGTCCACATTGCAGCAACCACAGACAACGCGCTCTTGGCAGTCAATTACCAATAACTCAATGCCCTCATTCTCGCAGTTTTTAGTCTCACACTTTACTAATTTGTCCATGTGATTATCCTAGTGCTGCAGCTGAAGTAGTCTGAAAAGCCATGTAAATAATAGCGCGTGTGGCGTTGCTTGAATTGTAAACATTTCCAGCAGTTACAGATGATGTTGTGCCTGATGCTGGACCTGAAAGTGTTGTGCTGGTCGAGTTCATAGACACAATCATTTCTGGTACTTGGGTAAAACGACTGGCTGGAAATGTTACTGATGCCGATGAATTAGCCGCCACACTTACAGTGCCAGTTCTAACAGAGAAAAAGATCGGGCGAGCAGTGCCGGTCACATTGTTTACAATTTGGTTCGGGTAACTTGCCGATCCAAAATCGGCATCTATGGAATCGCCAAGGGATTCGATAGCGCTAGCGCCGTTTGTTACTAGGTCTGTGCTGGTAGGTACTGGCCAGCCAAAGACCGGGGTTGTTGTTGCCATTTTATAGATCCTGCCATTGTTGAGTAGGGTAGGCCACGCCGTAGCTTGTCCATGTATAACTATAAGGGATTTGTAGCCAATTTTGGGCTACCTTTGTTTTGACTAGTGGCCAAAGTGTCAGATCCGCAATAAAAGAATCCTTAGAAATGTCAAAGTTTATCCCAACTACTAAGTAGGGCTGTGTGCCACCCATAGGCAATGGTGCTTCAACATTGGTTCGCATAGCCAAAGGATTGTAAAGAATCCGATCCCTTAAAGTGTCGCCTATGTTCGGATTAAGTAGATCCACACTCACCTTTTCGGTGCTTAAAATTGGAAATGCTAAAGCGTTGAGCATGTTGCCAGCCAAAGTATCCGCCGCTGGTGTTCCGTTTAAGTATGTAGTCAGGCTGCCCGATCGCTCATTGAAGAGTGAAATTGAATCGCTGTCATAATAAGATTTTTGTGAGCCGCCATAAATAGTGATATCCAATTCGTTGCGGATTTCATTTATGCGATCGCCACCTACAATGTCTGGCCTGATCATGTCTTGAGTTATGTCGAAAGTGGCTGGCCCGTAGCCTATATATGGTAACTCTACAAACAAGTCGCCAAGGGGATTTTCCGAGATCCATCCATACATTCCATAAACCAAAGTAACGATGTCATCCCATGAATTGCGAGTGCCAACAGCAAGGCTCTGAGTCGGCGCACCAAACCCAGCTGCTGAGTTGTAAGTCAATGCAGGGATCTGAGAAATTGCAGAATCATCTACGGCAGCCCAAGTTTCAGGCCCATAGTTCGCCCATGAGGTTAATGGATTAACTTGACTCCACATCTGCCTTGCGCTGGCTTCGATAATGTCGTCAAGTAAGAAGCCTGTGATGTCCAAGCGGTAGGTGTCTAGGTAATAACTTGTATTCTGCAAGATTGAAATGCCACTGCTTAAAGTAAATGACCATTCGAGCACAAAACCCTCAAGCCCATAGGCTCGATACTGGCTGGATCTATCGACCACATTGCCTGAATGAATCACTGGTGGATCTAAATAAGTGGCGCTATCAACATGGATTTCAAGCCATGATCCGATTTGAATGTCTGGAATTACATTTTCATCAAAGAGCAAGGTCACTGTGGTTTGGCCGGGATAAGGCGGCGTGATGTAGTCAGATGAACCCCGAGAAATGTTAATCCTGTAATCTACCCAATCCGTGACCTCAGTCTTTGTGGCTGTGTGAGCCGTATTGGGCGGCAGTGTGTAGATGGTTATATTGGGAGTGAAATCGGTCATGGCAAAGCGCCAGCCAAGTTAATCGGCCCACTGATTCTGCTCTGGGTCTGAAGTAGGCGCTCAATGGATCTACGAGCTGACGCGGCATCTACTATGCCGTTGATGTTGATGACGGTATTGCCGCCCATGCTTGATGACGCTTTTTGGATTGTCCCTGCACCAGATGGAATAAAGGTCTCAGGCCCAAACTCACCCACCCTCACCGCTTGGCCAGCCTTAACGAATCCGCCAGCAGCCTTGCCGGGCGCGGTCAAGTAATCTCCAATTTCACTAATGACACGACTACTAGGTAGATACTTAACAAAGGGCTTAAGTTTTTTGTATGCTTCGGACAACCTTGTGATGGCAGTAGCAATTTTTGTAATGGCATTGGCTGTGGATTCTAAAGCACTTACTCCAGTTGTTGCATTGCCACTACTTAAAGCTGCGAACATGTCTCCAAAAGATTTGGCTAATATTGCAAGGCTTTCGCCTAACGCAATTCCACCAGACTTACCACCATCTAGCTCAGTAGACAGTGCTTTGACCTTATTGCTCAATCCCTTTTTTTGATCCTCACCACTAAAGCCCATGGCAACCAAATTGACTTGCTCTAAAACATCGCCCAAAACTGGGATTAACTTTGCACCCATTTTTTCTTTTAATTCATCAAAACGGATTCCTACTATTCGCATTTTTCCATCTAATGATTCAACTTCGGTGTTTGCAAAGCCGCCAAAAGTTTTAGTTAATTCCTCACCAATTACATTGAAGTCTTTACTTTTTAGAATAGAGTCATCTATTCCTAAACCTAATCGGCCAAGTGCGGCGGCATTACCGTCATAGGCCTTACCTAGTGCGGCAGATACAGTTTCAAGTGGCTTGCCAGTTGCTACCGATATATCCAAAGCAAGATTTAATAACTTTTGTGCTTCCTCGGCATCTTTTGTGGATCTAATTAAACGGCCAAACGCAGGTCGCAATTTATCATCTTGCACACCAACTCTTAATTGAGTTGCGCTGATGTAATCCTCAACACTTGCCACCATTTTGTCGTTGGCTTTAAGAGTCTTTTTTAACTGTGTTTCTAAAATTCGGCTACTTTTTTGATCCTCAATAGCGGCTTTAACTGAATCAACTCCGATTGCTATGGCCATGCCACCAGCAGCTGCCGCCACGCCAGCAAAAGCCTTAGCGGCTACTTTTCCGTAGCCTTTCATTTTGCCTGAGAATGACTTGGTGTTGCCCTCAGCTTTACTTAGGCTCTTGCCAAACTGATCTACATCGGCAAGTAAATTGAGTTTAAGAGTCCTTACATCAGCCATTAGTTTTCATCCCATTTCTTGATTACATGTCGCTTGACTGCATCTTTCCATTCGGCTGACAAGCGCGGCTGGATCTCTTTAAGTTTCTTAAATATGCCATACCCAATGTTGCCCCTACCCTCGGGCGCTGATCGCTCTGGAAAGCGAGTGCCGCCATTAGCAAAAGGCGCTGGCCCACCAAACTCAGATCCAAATAAAACATTACCTGATACTGCCCCACCACTAAAACGGCCTTTACTGCCACCGATGGTTACATTTGGAATACGGTCTTTATTGGCTCGGATTGTAGCTGCGACCTTTCGAGCCTGTGCCGGGTACGGGTTCATGGTGTAACTGTTTTGCAATTCCGTTGCTGACCATGCGCTGATAGATGTTACTTCATCTTTAAGTGCTTGCTTTGATCCATCATCCATCTCTCGAAAGGCTTTATAAAGACTGCTCAACTGGCGGCGATCTGGTTCGATCTTGACTGTCGCTTTACTAGTTGCCATGTCCATTCCTTTCTGAGATCAGCGTGACTGCTGTGTTAATGTCTGCGAGCGACCACTGCTTGAGATCTGCCATCGGGATTCCCGTTGATACGGCGATCCTGACCATAAGATCCCTCAGCTGTCTTTTGGGCTTTCCTCTATCACCTCGAAAGAGTCAAACTCATTAACAACCCATGCTTGCTGGCTTGGCAGTTTGGTATGCCCAGCAGTCTTTGCGGCTTTGTAAAGCATGCAAGTAATCACATCAAGTGATCCTTGACCCATCTTTTCTGCCGCTTGACTTACTGTGTATCCGAGTTCACGCTCGATCTCGACCCACAGCCAAGCATTGTCATCGCTCACTATGTAGTTATTGCCCTGTTGTGTTATTACTTTGTATTCCATAATGGTTGCCCTGTTCCTTTTCGTTAGGCTCTTGCGACTGTTCCATCCTCAACAACAAAGCTGAGGGATGTGGTCAATACATCGGTAGCAGCGCCGCCGACTGTTGGGAATACCGGGAACACATTCCCAGTGAAAGTGTCACCATTGACATCAAAACTAAATGCCAGTGAGGTATCTGGTGCAGTGTTAGCGGCATCCCATAGTGCTGAGATAATTCCTGCACTTGCTGAATCATCTAAGTAAAGTTCCACATTTAGTGTGGCTGTCTTATCTACGGTCTTGTAAGCGCGACCCGATAGGACTTCTAGAACCTGCTGGTTGTTTTCGCGCTCTAGTGTAACTGTTGATGCTTGGTCAGCGTATGACACAGAGTTGATGCTCAAAGTCAGATTCCGACCAGTTATGTATGTTGCTGGCATG